AGGGTTGATGGTAATACTAACGAGGCTATGTGGTATGAGACACAAGCCGAACACTACGAAGAAATGCTACTGCAAGGTAGAGAATATGAACCACTATTTTAAGGAGACATAATGGATCCAGTATCTTTAATCATAGGTATAACAATGAACCTATACACGTTAAACAATATGGATTTCTTTCACCAACGATCTGCCAACAACAAGACTATGAACTGTCGTTGGGAATATGTTGGTAAGAAAAAACCAGAACCACAGAACCCAAGCCTCACACTCTTGGGTAATGTGTATTATAAACAACACTGTGTGAAAAAGGAGACAGACTAATGACGACATATGAAAAATTTGCCAAGAAATATTTTGGTCAACTAAAAGGTTATACTATAACTGATTTTAGATTGGAAGAGGAGGACGATATAGCCTTTCCTATTTTAATAATGAAGAAAGGAGATAGAACTATTGAGGTAACCGTTAGCCAAGACGAAGAGGGTAACGGAGGTGGTCATCTATTTATCCCGGAGTCGATATGTTAACCAAAGAACTGTTTGCTTTATATCTCACGTTCTCTAGTCCAACTGGAGATCAAGAGAAGTTTGTTCGAGGAGTGCCTAACTGTGAGAACCTACAACCAATCGTTGAACAAGAGTTTGAACGATTGAATATTAATCGAGATGGAATAAACTCTGGCTATATGTGTATCGGTTGGAAGTTCCATCTCATAAGACAAAGGAGTAAGTAATGCCCACAAAGAAAGATAAAAAACTGGAGGATCAAATAGATATTATAAGAGAACATATTGTAAAAGATATGTTTAAATATAATCGTTTGATTAGACAGAAAAAAGTAGCACCCCATGTAGTAAGCATGATGTTACTGATGGAGACAATTGCTTTTATGAAATGCTTTGCACCATCTCCACTTCATGTAGCACATATGGTTACTAATCTTCTCAGTGATTATTTATGTCAAGAGAGAGATGAGTATGAAGAACACATCTTTGAGAATTTAAAAACAAAGAAAACTAAACATTAATTAAGGAGACAATAATGATTGAACCAGTGATTATTAGTTTTTGGATAGAGATAAACTCAAGACTTTATCACAAAACTATTACAAAAGTTTACAATGAATGTGAACCCATAGTCGAACAATTGTATGAACAATATGAAAAGTCAGAACATAAACTAATAGCCGTAAAGTGTGATACTTTCCAGGACTATAAAGCTAAGATGGAGTACTTCGATGACGAAAGGTAATGGTGAAGACATACAAGACGACAAGATTCTTACTGATGTAGAGATGGTCTATGCATTGGCTAAGATAAAACACTTTAAAGATGTGGTGCAAACAATATCAATTAAAAGATACTCTCAAGAAGAATACTTTGATGTTGTCGATGCAATCTTTGAAGATATATTTAACCCACTAAGTGATAAGGAGAAACAATAATGGGGGACAAAAAAATTACAGTGCAAGATATCATTGAGCTGTTGGAGGAACCAATAGACTTAATCAAAACAATTACTACAGATCCAATAGAGATAGAACACATTATAGGCCATGCTTTATATCAATATCTCTATCCACCAAAGAGATCGGCTAAAGATAGGATATTATCCAGAGACTTTGGGCGATGGCAGTCTAAAATTGTAGGACCGGGAGAAAAAATAATGCATTACGATGATCGACCTTGCGATACTGAGGCACCAGATAATGTAGTAAGGGTAGATTTTAGTAATGACTGAATGTAAACGAGAGGGTTGTTCTCAACCAGCTAAGAAAGTTTATTGTTCGATTTCTTGTGCTGCCGTTGTGAACAACTCTTTATACAAGAAGAAGATTCGCCGTGATCCAGGTCACTACCACTGCGCCTACTGTAATACAAAACACGAGCGCCGCAGTAACACGATGAACAAGTATTGTGATAATGTCTGCCAACAAAAGCATCGCAAACATATTCGCAATGTAAAAATAGAACGAGATGAGAATATGGGTAGGTCTGTCGGTAAGAAAAGACAGATCATATCTTATCTCAAGGATACTAACCGATGGCATTGCAACCAGTGTGGGGCAACAGAAGAAGAAGCGCCGATGGAGTTCCATCATATCGATGGGAACCGTCACAACAACCGTCTGTCAAACTCGATGGTGCTATGCCGTAATTGTCATGGGAGAACACAGAACTTCAAGGCTAAAAATAAAGGATGTGGCCACTATATATAGTTATATATAGTTATAAGAGATATATATAGTTATAAGAGATATATATAGTTATAAGAGATATATATAGTTATAAGAGATATATACAGTATACTTAGACATATATAGAACTAGCATTAGACTAACACTAGACTACTATTAGACTATATATAGTCCCCCTCTGTATATGGGGATAGGCTATCACTGATTTCGAAATCTGGCAACCCCTTGACAAAAATAATTAGAGGATGTATTTATAGGGCAAGACCCGCAAAAATAAGGAGACGACATATGACAATAAATTATGACCCAAAAAGGTTTATACGACACACACCTTGTGAAGAGTGTGGATCATCCGATGCCAATGCTTTATATGCTGATGGTAGTCGGTATTGTTTCTCGTGCCGAACCTACACTGAACCTCCCAAGGACAAGACCCAACTTGAGGAACTGCTTGGAGATGACACAAAAATTCAAGGCTCGGTATCAATACCACATATAATTGGCACCAGTAGACCTATCGAAGATCGAGGAATATCAGAGGAGGTATGTAGTTTTTATAATGTGACTATAACAAATCCAGATAAACCGAACTTATACAAACATCACTATCCATACTTTGATGATAGCGGTAATCTTGTAGCGACAAAGATTAGAAGAGTAGCAGATAAATCATTTACTGTGGAGGGTAAGGTAGGTAAAGCCACACTCTTTGGACAACACCTATTCAGTGGTTCTAATAATAAAAAGATAACCATATGTGAGGGAGAGATTGATGCAATGTCAGTATCACAAATGGTGGGTAAAAGATATCCGATTGTTAGTGTTAGGACTGGCGCAGCTGGAGCCGTTACTGATTGTAAGAAACAATATGAATTTATAAATGGTTTTGAACAGATACTTTTGTGTTTCGATAACGACGAGCCTGGACGAGAGGCAAGCAGAAGAGTTGCTGAACTATTCCCACCAAAGAAAGTTTCTATTGTAAACCTTAGTCTAAAAGATCCGAATGAGTATCTTATTAACGATAAGAAAGCAGATTTTATACACAGATACTATGAAGCTAAACCATATACACCAGAGGGTATCATACTTGGTGAGAATACATGGGATCTTATTGCTAATGAAAAGGTAATTGAATCAATACCTTATCCGTGGGAGGGTATGAATACTATGACTTATGGTATGAGACTCGGTGAGTTATGTACGTACACTGCGGGGTCAGGTATAGGTAAGTCTAGTGTAATGAGAGAACTAGCTTACCACATAATAAAGAACAGTAATCATTCAGTTGGTTGCTTATTCTTAGAGGAATCTGTTGAACGAACAACCAAAGGTATCATGTCTGTACATGCCAACAAACCACTGCACCTACCATTCTGTGAATCAACTATGGAAGAGAAACGTGCAGCATGGGAGGCTACCCTTGGTACAAACAAAGTAAGAATGTGGGATCACTTTGGTTCCACCGATATCGATAACATTATATCTAAAGTACAATACCTAGCTAGTGGCTTAGATTGTAAGTTTATTATTCTCGATCACTTGACTATGATTGTGTCGGCAATGACTGGTGACAATGAGAGAAGAGCAATCGATAGTATAATGACACGGCTTAGAACTCTAGTCCAAGAACAGAACATACATCTGATGTTGGTATCTCATTTAAGTAGACGAGCCAGTTCAGATAGTGGACACGAAGAAGGTGCGATAGTTAGTCTATCACAACTCAGAGGTTCACACGGTATTGCGCAGCTCTCTGACTTTTGCTTCTCATTAGAAAGAAACGGACAAGCAGAAGACATGGAGAAGAGAAACCAAACTACAGTTCGTATATTAAAGAACAGATTTAGTGGAGAGACTGGACCATGTTGTTGGTTACAATGGCATAAGGATAGTGGTCGCTTGACTGAAATATCTAACCCAAAATCTAAAGACAACGATGACTTCAGGGAGGTGAATGATGGATTCAAAGTTTGACACAGTAGTTCTAGACATAGAAACAGATAGTCTCAATGCTACTAAGATACATTGTATATGTGTCCAGGACTATGCTACTGGAGAACAGAAAGACTTTATACAAGAGCAAGGATGTCAAGAGTTCATAGAGTTTCACAACCATGAACGTAAATACATTATGCATAATGGTATAAGCTTTGACGGCCCAGTATTAGAAAGACTTCTAGGTATCACAATACCTTTAGAAAATATTATTGATACACTTCTTATATCACAGATGATCAATGCACATATAGATGGTGGTCATAGTTTAAAATCTTGGGGTAAGAAACTAACACGAGGTGGTAAGCTAGAGTTCAAAGACTTTGAAGAATACTCAGAAGAGATGCTCAAGTATTGTCAACAAGATGCACACGTCACTCGTAAACTAATGCAACATCTAGCGCCAAAGATAACACGGTTCAGTGTTGGTAGTGTACGTATGGAACATCGCATCAGAAGAATCATAGACCAACAAGAGAAGAATGGATTCTATTTAAATGTAAACAAGGCACATGATTTATTAGAAGAGTTGAAGACAAAGTCAGAAGATTTAAAGAAAGATTTACAAACTATATTCCCAACAATATATACACCACGATTTCATAAGACAACCAACAAACCATTGAAGGATCACGTTGATGAGTTCAACCCTAGTTCTCGTAAACAAATAGCAGAACGATTGCAAAAGAAATATGATTGGGTACCGAGTAAAACTACACCAACTGGTCTACCAGTTATAGATGAGAAAGTTTTAAAAGAGTTGGAATATCCAGAGGCTAAGATGATAGCTGAGTATCTGTTGTATGAGAAACGTGTGTCACAAATACAATCATGGTTGAAGAATGTTAAAGATGATAACCGAGTGCATGGTAGAGTTATAACACTGGGTTGTGTCACATCTCGCATGAGTCACTATGGTCCTAACATGGCACAAGTGCCGGCAAGTTACTCTCCGTATGGTAAGGAGTGTCGGTCACTATGGACTATAGAAAACCCAGACAAGTATTGTTTAGTTGGTTCTGATGCCAGTGGTCTAGAGTTACGATGCTTTGCACATTACTTAGAGAACCCAAAGTTTACAGAGCAAGTGGTTGATGGAGACATACACACCTACAACCAAAACATTATAGGATTAAAAGACAGACCAACGGCAAAGACTTGGGTCTATGCATTTATTTACGGAGCGGGAGATGCCAAGCTTGGTCAGATAGTTGGCGGCGATACAGTTGCTGGTCTTGCTAGTCGTAAACGATTTATCAATAAAGTTAAAGGTATGAAGACACTGACAAACAATCTAATTAATCTATTACAACAACGGAAGCGCAAGTATGGGGAGTACCAATTGGTTGCGCTTGATAAAAGGATTCTACTTGCTCGATCTATCCACTCCAGTTTGAATACACTTATTCAAGGAGCGGGTGCAATTATATGTAAGCAATGGTTACTTAATATAATTGATGAGATCGACAAGCAGAACGTGGATGCTAAGCCAGTGGCTAACGTCCATGATGAGGTGCAGTTTGAAGTCCGTAAGGAACAAGCTGTAGATTTTGGTAACATAACAAAGGAGGCAATG